GCGGCTGGAACAGCATCTTGAGCGAGCCGATACAGATCATATCCACGTCGCAATAGGCCACGTACTGCCATTCAGGCGGCGTCAAGTCCCACACATGGGTTTTTTGCTGCCTGGCACGCCGGTCCCGGATCGGCTTGGCAATTACCACGTCACCCGGCTCCAGCACCTTTTTGAAATTAGGTGAGATCGGCGTAGCGCATTCGTGAGCTTGCTCGCTCTTGTCATAATCCTCAGCGAATCCCTCACAGACGAGGGCCACGGGTATGCCCGGATTATGCCGATGCAGCGAGGGAATCAAATGGTAGGCGCAGTCATGGGCCTGCTTGCCGAATGCGACCAGGAAGAAGCCCGCCTTCCCTTTCGTCGTCCAGTTCGGGCGCCGTCGTTCATCAACGGGCACGATTGCAGGCGATAGTATTCCCTCCACAGCGGCCTCCCACTCCTCGGCGTAGCGTTCGATGGTGCGATCCGCCACAATGTCATGGAGCTGTTCGGGTGTCTCGTCGCATTCGACAGCCCGGTCGCACGCCTCAGCCATCGCGGTATAGTCCCCCGCCTTGTAGCGATAGATGCCCGGCACGTCGGGCAATTCGTCGATCAAGCCCACCCCCTCGGGCACCACAACGGGGCGCCCACATGCCAACGCTTCGAGGATCGTCACGGGGCCACCCTCGATTAGTGAGGTGCAGACTAGCACGTCAAGCGACTGGTAGAACTTGGGCATGTCGCCCCACGCATAGCTTTTGGTCGTAACGGCCCACGTCTTTTTGTCGCCGATGCCCTTGACGCCACTGGCCTTAAAATCCCATCCCCCCCGTTTGCTCACGAGTTTGGCCGCCAGGCTCTCGCCCTTGCGCCCGCCTTTATAGATGTTCCCCGAGAAGCCAACTGTAGGCCGCGCCCGATCCTTGCGAGGCGCGGGCACGAACTGGGCCTCGACCGGCGGCGTGATGTTCACCGTGTTGGGATTGTAGGGCAGTAGCTGTTGCCGGTACTGTTCGGCCATGGTGACGAGCAGATTCATTTTTGCGCGCGCCTGGTTCCACCATTTGACCTTCATGCTGTTGCCGATCTCCAGGTGCGTCATGAACGCGCCTACGGGCGTGCCCAGGAAACATGTAGCGCGCCAATCGAGGTATGGGAAATAGAGATTGCACAAGGCTGCGCGCTGCGAACCACCGCCCATCGACCAGCCGTTCAGGTCACGCAGATAGCGCGCCATGCGTGCGATGATCCAGTCTGCATTTGGGTTGCTTATGACGATATGGACGCTTGACACCTGCTATTCTCCCTCTGTCGGTTCGCCGGGTGGGTCATCGTCGCCCGTGGGCCAGTCTATCAGGTAGCCCGTAACGCGCGCCGTCCTTGTCTCGATCACCCAGCGGCCCGGCTCCTCTCGAATCGTGATGATCTCGATGGGCTGGCCCCCAGCGTTGATCGTGACCTTGCCCTCGTTCATGCGCGCCTCCTTGCCATCCCATACCGATGCGAGATCAACGCCCCGCCGTTCCAATCGTGACCCAAGAGCCACACCCTGAGCGGGTTATGGTGTAGGGCCCTGAGCAGCGCGCCCTGGTCCTGGCCCTGGAATCGCTCCCATTCGTCGCGCCATGCCTCGAAAAAGCGCCTCACTCGCCAATTGCGCGCAAACCAGAACACGCCGCCCTGTAGTGCCAATGCCCGGCCTAGTTCTACGCGAGTTGTGTGCCGCTCCTTTTCCTCAACGTGCCAGAGCCAATCAGATCCCTGTACCTCGCGCCTACACGGTACGATCACCAACTCCCACCCATCGTCGAGAGCGTGAAATCCCGCGTCCGGCGAAACGTGGCAGCGCGTGTCGGCATCCATGTAGAGCGTTTGGTCGTAGGGCGAGAGGTCGTACAGGTTGACCTTTGCCCAGCGGCCTAGATGCCGCTCTGCGAATGGCACATGGTTGACGCCTTTCATTGCGTCGCCTATCACTGTCACCGGGTAGCCCGAGAACTGCCGCACTGCCGCGATGGCGTGGGTCGCCTCGCGCTGGGCCTCGGGGCCATAGACGACGAAACAGGCGCCGCGGGTTGTCATCCTCTCACCACCCACTCCATGGGCAGCGACAGAAACAGGGGCTTGATCTCATACAACGCCCGCATGAATGCGAGCCGTTCGTCGTGGCTTTTCATCTCACGACGCCATGCGCGTATCAACGCCTCGGAGCTGGGAGTGCGCTTCAAGAACACCATGCCGGTCTCATAGAATGGCACGCGCAATTCGCCGATCACATCTGCCGTGATCTGGCGCTCCTCTTTGGTGCTCACGGTATTGGCCAGCTTGTCATAGTGGTAGATGGGCGCGGCCACTTCCCACCCCCAGCGGGACATCGTGGCGAACGTGACGATCACGTCCTGCGCACGCGGGCGTCGTTGGGGATTCCAGATGAGCGTATAATCCCACCCGATCTGTGGCTCGCCTACCTTGAGATGCACGCCCATCGCTTGCACCCAGGCCGGGATTGTGCCGCCCTTGCGCATCACCACGCCGGTAGATTGCGGCAGGTTCTCAGCCACGGCGGACATGCTCACAGCCTTTTTCGCCTTGATGAGCTTGTACGCCTCCGCTTTGTTCTTGATGTTCACGACCTCACCCGGGTAATGGAGCCGTTGCCGTCCATGCTGGTCCGGGAGTCGCACATAATCGCTCAATTGTACGTGCATAGCGTCCTCTTGGGGCGCCCCATCGCTGAGGCGCCCCCGTTGTTCGGTGTCCACTCTAGCCGCTGATGACCTCGGTGTAGTTGTTGGTGACAGGCGAGAACCGCGGGCGCCATCCGCGCAGCGTCGCGACCCAGTTCGCACTGGCCGTGAGGCTATCCACGCGCAAGCGCACATAGCTGTACCCGTCCGTCATCTCAACCATTTCGCACTCGATCAGGCACGAGTCATCACCATCGCCGCCCGCCTGGGTGAGCTGGGTGATCGCCTTGGTCCCGATCCCTTGCCCCCCAGTGCCAGTAGCATCCCGGGCCTCTTGCATTTCCATGTCCAGCGTCGCAGCCTGGCCCATGTCACCGACGATGATCTCTGCGACCATCCGATGAAAGTTACCCGCGTACACCCAAGCGGTCCAGTACGTGCCCTGATGCAAGTCCGGGTGAATCACCGCCGACAGTTCGCAGTCCTCAGAGAACATTCTGACAGTTGGCATGTTAACCTCCTTATCACCCGGTCGCCGCGTCGCCCAGCATCACAAACGGGCTGAACTGGGTCACGCCATCTTTGTAGTAGAGCGGCGCTTCGAGCATTTCCTGGCCATCGACGGTCAGGAACGCTTTGAACGCCGTCCGGTTTTGTGAGAACAAGAAATCGGTGCTCTGTGCGACTGTAACGTCCATCTCCTCGGCCACATAGTAGTAACGCGGGTCGATGAGCAACACGTCGCCCTGAGTCCCGAGCGTCGCCGTCTTTTCGGTCCAGCGATAGGGCAGACCCAACACCGTGGCTGGTTCGCCGCCTATCGCGTCACGCTGCCAGATGTAGGCCCCTTGCGGGTCCTTGATCTGGGCCAGCTCCTCATAGCACGAGATGTGGAATACCCAGTATCCCCCCATCCACGAGCGCAAGTAGAAATGCTGTTTCATGCGCACGAGGTCGAGATAGCCGATGGCCCCTGCCGCAACGCGCGCCTGAACGAGCGTGCCGTTTGAGGTCATGATGCCCTGCGCCTGGGTCGCGCCGTTGCCGTCCAGGAACCATTCGTCACGGGCGAACGACAGCGACTCGCGGAAGAGGCTCAACAGAACCTCGGTCAACGAGATGGCCGAACGCCGAATGAGTTGGTCCTTGACACTGGCATAAACCGAGAGCTCTTTGGGGTTCAGCTCGATGTCCCGGAACGATGGCTCGCTCGTGTGCTTGGTCTCACCCGAGCGGGTCGCTTGTGGCCAGACACCGCCGAACACGTTGGGCTGCCCCGCCGTAGAACCCGCGGTCGAGAGGCCAGGCAACGAGACCGGGCCCGTGGTGGGCACCACGCGCGCGCGCGGGTAGACAACCTCGTCCTCAGCCTCGAAACGGATCAACTCCGCTCGGAACTGGATAGGCACGAGGGCGCCGCCCGCCGCTTGCGTCTGTTCGCCCAACACCTTGAGGGCCTTGGTGTCGTTCTGCTCGGTATAGATCTTTTCGAGCAGCCCGCGATCATTCGCCTTGATGGCGAATAGAAAGTCGCCAAAGTTGTACGTGAGATCGCCCTTGACAGTAGCCCACGCCTTGGTGGGGTCCGCCGAATAGCCGGGATCGTCCCGCCCGGCTATCATCTTGACCCGGGCGGTCACGTCAGAGACGGCCTTGGTGAGCGGTTGCAGCGACGTAGCCACTTGCGTGGCCAACGCCTTGGCGATCTTGATCTCATCGGGCGTCTGCAAGTCGGCGATGTAGGTGTCTACATCCTCTTTGCTGCCCGCCTTGAGGGGATCGCCCACGCGGGCGCCGCTCTCGTCGGTCTTGTAGGCGTACCACTGTCCGCCGATGAGAAATGCTTTGATTCCCATGGTCTTACCTCCATGTGGTTTTGAGTCGGTGGATTTATTCGCAGCGGGCTTGTCCTCGGGAGCCGACGCATCCCTCGATGCGTCCTCTGGCTCAAGAGCTTTGACGTGCCCGGTTTGCGCTTGATAGGTTTTGAGCGTCATCACACGGTTGCCGGGGTCTGCCGGCGTGGGCGTGAGGGACGCATCGAGACGCAAGGGCCATCGCGTGATGTGGTAGCCCTTGCCGTCCTCGATTGGTTCGCGCTCGACAAGATGGGGCGCCGTGCCGCTTGAAAAGCCCAGGCGCTCCTTATCGGCCATGCCAGCGATAGCGCGCTCGTAGCCGTCGCGCATTTCGAGCTGGCCTTCGAGCCAGACACCGGCATCTTTCATCGTGAGCACGCCATCGCCGATCTTGCGGCGTCCGACTGTCTTGTCTGAGCCGTGGTGATAGTAGAGCGCCGTGCGTTCGCCGTCTTTGAAATCGTAGTCGGTCTCGGCGTCAAAGTACTCGCCCTCGAGGTCCAGTTCGTCGGGGCTCGTGAACCGCACAAGATAGCCCGCGACCTTGCCGTCCCCCAATGCCTTGACCGTCGAGCCGTAGCTGATGAGCTGTTCGGCGTCGGCCCATTCGTCACTCTTATTCTGTTCTGCCATCATCCGAACTCCTTTACCAACTCCTCACGAAGCACTC